TCATATCGCATATCCCTTGCGCAGATAGCGATCACACATCAGCTTGTGTATATGCCTTTCCAGATCGCGACGAGTCCAACCCTTGGCGAGATAGTGGTCTTCGATAACGTGCCAGAACTCCAATTTGCGGGCGGACTCAATAGCCTTTTTTGCCGGGACACGCTCCCGCGCGATCAGGCTCACGAACTGGCCGAGGAACATCTCGCAGTTACGCCCGCTGAAGCCCTTGGCAGTCTTGTAATAGCGCCGATACTCGGTGCGCTCGATCAGCGGATCGCACTCGACTTGGACGCGAGCATCCTGGCTGATCAGGCTCCAGAAGGCGTCATACATGCCCTCCCGGGAGAGCACACGGAATGCCTCGCAGGCATAGTTCCACAGCCCCTGTAGGTGCGGGCAAAGGCCCTCGTAGGTGCGGCAGCCGATGACCTCTCCCGAAGCCATACGCGAGCCTTCGGAGAACTGCTGGACGATGGAGTGGTGATAGCGAAACTCGATCCGCCACACCGTTTCCAGGGGGTTATAGGCCGGGTCGCCATCGCCGAACGGATCCCCGTTCAAGGTCGCCCACACGCTTTCCCAATAGTCGAGCTTGTCGGTGGCCCGAGCCTGGAGAGTCTTGTTATAGATCGACAGTTGCAGACCGTTGGCCGAGCCGAACATGTACGTCTCGCCACGCCCGTAGACAGAGGCGTTGCCGTCGAACTCGATCCGCTCGATCCCGCTGATTTGCCGCACCCGACGCGAGCGGCAATGCATGCGGTCAACGAGATCAGCCGGAGGCGTCCAGCCCTGCACATCCAGCGCGATATGCACGGCTGCTTGGTTGGTCTCGCAGTGACTCAGCACCGCTGCGGCTAGGTCATCCAGCACGCCCTGGAGGATACGCGGGTCGGCGCCGTCAATGGCGTGGGGCGACACCTCGATCTTGAGGTGCGAGCCAATGGTGTCGACCTTGATGTTGTGGTTCTTGATCAGCAGGATCAGGCCCATTTCGGCGTTCTGCAGGCGGTACTGATAGCCAGAGTCGCGACCGATACGACCCTTGGACCACTCGTAGCCGGCGAACTCGACCACATCCACCGATAGGTCGAACAGCGCCATCACTTCCGGACGCAACTTGCCGTTGTACAACTGCCGCACGGTGTCCACGCCACACCGCAGGATCCGCACGCCTGACAGGTCGGTGAACTGTCCATTGAGCGGGTCCATGAAAAGCATCCCCTTCGGGGACTTGTGGAAATCCCCGTTTTCTTCGAGGACCAGTCGGGTTGGATGGATCGGAGTCTTCATGTTCTTTACCCGTTAATGAGGTTCTATGGGGTTGCTGATGGGGGGTTATCTGACGTGTTACAGGTGACGGTCCCCTCCCATTCCCCGTAGAGCAGTTCGGCCACGCACTCGCCGCGTGGCTTGATCGCGTAGCCGGATCCCACGAGTTGCCAACTGGTGAGTTCCAGGTGCCGGCCGGCAGGGTCATCCAGGGCGAACATGTAGATATCGCCCTTCGACGGCATGTAGGCGTGGGCGAGGATCGAAATCCGCCGATCGGCGAAGGGATGGGCGTTCAGATCAACAGGCGCAGCAGCAGGCCCATCAGGTACAAGCCCAGGAGGAAGAAAGCTATTCGCAGCAGGACGCGCTGGAGCAGCCACAGCAGCAGGCGCAGTAGCGGTCGGAAGAGGCTTAGGAGTAGGCGCGGAAGCCGCCGGATCAGGCTTAGCACCAATAACCCGCATTGGCCCCATATAGCTAACAAAGCCAATAGTGCCGGCCAGCAATGCCAGTAGAAGAACCAGCTTAGGCGACCGGAAGAGGCTCTTGCCCGCCTTGGTGTCTTGGGTCTTTCCGGTGGCCGTGGACTGGTAGAGGGCGAAGGTCTGCTTTCGGATCCGCTTGTATTCGATGATGGTGCCATCAGCGGGCGGACGGTTGAGTTGGGCGTCATGCTGGGCCTCCTTGTAGCGGCCAGGGATGCCGATCACCGCGAGGTTGGAATGCTTGTAGGCCATCTCGCAGGTCATGCGGATGTCGTCGCGGATGTAGGAGATGTTCGGCGTAGTGAGGACGATGTCCCAGTTGAAATGCCGGTGCCGGGTCCAGGCGTCGAGCCAGCCCATGGGGCGGTCGGCCGCGTGGGCCGCTTCCGGTCCACCGGGGTAGTCGAAGCGCTCGAGGTCTTTTTCCCGCCAGGACTTGGGAAACAGCAGTTGGGTTTCATCGAAGATCAGGAAGGCCCCGCGGGGCGCCCACTGAAACCACGTGCGCATCTTTTCGAGGTCTTCCAGCGACTCCAGATCGAGGTTGATGATTTCCGCCGTGTTGGGCAGGTCCGGGAAGACCTGATAGGCCCGCTCCAGGGTGAAGCCGCGCACATTGGTGATGATCACCCGCCCGTCTTTCAGCGCGGGCACGGCGTCATCTTGGATCGCGCCGGAGGTCTTGTAGGAGCCATTGGGGCCGTGATGGATCTTGATCGACACGGATCACCTCCCAATGAACGGCACGAAGCGCATGCAGAAGCGCGTCGCCGCCGCGACCATGATGATGTTCAGCGCCTGCGGCACGCCGAAGAAGGCCAGACCCGCCGCAATCGGCCCCGGCAGCGCGGCGTACATGCTGCGGATCATCTGCGGCACGCCGAGGCTGTCGATCAGTTCGCGGGCGGCGGTGTAGCTGACATCGATCAGCAGGATCAGGGTCTGGAGCGCGGCGTACATCGACGCCTTGGTGGCAACCACCAGGCCGTCGCGCACGAAGTCATAGATGCCTTGGGCGAAGAAATCCCAGATCCACTGGAAGAAGGCGATGATCTGATCGAGAAAACCGGAGAGCCATTCCATAGGGTCAGTCCCTCAGCAGTATGAAAGCGGCGATCAGCGCGGCCATCAGCAGCAGCGCCACACGCAGGTTGGAGAGCTGGTCGGCGTAGTCGGCGACGCAGAGGGAGTAGGATCGGCCCCAAATGGTCACGGACTCGCAGGGAAGCTGGCCGCCGCCTTCCGCCAGGTTGAGGTCGAACGCGCCCTTCATCTGATCGACGTTGGCCCGGACCTTGTCCTTGAGTTCTTTCTTGGCCTGCTCGACCTTCTGTTCCCAGGTGGCGATGGCGTCATCCCAGGTGCCGGGCTTGGGTTCCTTGAGTTCACCGCCGGGGCCGGCAGGACCGGGGGAGCAGTCCTGTTTCGCCGGGTCGCAGTTGCCGCCATCGCCGCCATCGCCGCCACCGGTTCCGCCGCCGCTGCCGTCGCCTCCCCCGCTTCCATCGCCGCCGCCCTCCCCATTGCCGCCGCTCCCATCGGAGCCACCGGTACCGCCGTCGCCACCCCCGTTGTCATTGCCGCCGCCGTTGTCGCCACCGGTGTTACCGCCATCACCACCATCACCACCATCACCGCCATCGCCCCCCGGCTCAGTCGGATCCGTGGGCGTCTTCACGCAAGTCGTCCCGGACCAGCTATAGCCGGGAGGACAGCCAGGGTCATTCGGGTCGGACGGCGGTTCGTCGGGATTGGTCGGCGGGGTGTCGTTCAACGAGGGACCGGTCATGCCGGGATTGCCGGAGTCAGCGGCGCAGGCACTACCGTCCGTCATCAACACGTAGTTGCAGAAGCCTTGGTTGTCGCTGCCGGGATAGCGATAGCAACTGGTGGTCTTCGAGGTGGTCGGCAGGTACTGGCAGCCATTCTTGCAGCCAGTGGGCGGCGAGCTATTCACGAAGTTTCTGCCGCCCGACACGAAGATATTCGACGGTGGCGAACTGAACAGATCGGTCAGCCCTTTGATGCAGTCTTCTGGTGGCGTGGGGGGTTCTTTACACGTCCCGGTTGTTTCGTCCGGAATCTTGGGCGCGGTACAACCCTCTCCTTTCCTATACACCGGATTGTTATAGGACGTGCTACACATCCTTTCCACGCCCTGGCTAAGGCAGTAGAACTCGAGTCCATAGGTCGCCATATCCTGCCTGCCATTGGCAGGGTAGATAACGCGTACAGCCTCGACACGCGAATAGCCAGGATTGTTGGCAATCGCCGCTTTTCGCGCCTCCTCGACAACTTCCATATAGCTTCCATACTTCTGAGTACCACGCGGCCAGTAATAGTCCTCAGCACTGGCGCAGACGCTCATGAACAACGTCAGCAGAACCAGCAGCGTTCGTTTAATCCTCATCACAGGTCCCTCAAGCAACAAAAAGCCCCCTGCCGGAAACTCCGGAGGGGGCTTCCGCCTCGGTCTGTTCGGTTAGAAGAATTCGCCGGTCCGGTACCCGGTGATGAAGGCGCCGGCGAAGAACGCCCCCAACCACACCGACCAGAGCACCCGTTACGCCTTGCGCAACATGCTGTAGACCAGGCCGGCGACAGCCAGAATCACCAGGGCGCCGACGATGTAGCCGCCGATGCTGGACATATCGCCCTTGCCCTCGGTGATCGCGGCCTCGACCGCGCTGGTGTCGATCACCCCGGCGAAGGCCGGCAGCGAAGTCGCGGCAGTGACGGAGCCGGCGATGCACAGGTTGCGGAACGAGGCGACCGGGCTGAACTTGGCGATGCGTTGCTTCATTGCTTTCATGGTGTTTCCTCTCTACTTGGCTTTACGAAGAAGTGACGCGACCCAGCCAATCAAAAGCCCCGTCACGAACGATCCCAGGACGCCAGCGGCACCGATGCCGAAGGCTTCCGGGGAGAAACCACCGTTGACCAGGATGTCCACGTATCCAGCGGCCTCGGGCGGAATCAGGTAGGCCTGTTGCCATGCGAGTTCGCGACACGCCATGAAGCCCTCGGGGGTCGAGGTCCACGCGGTACACACCTGCACAGCGACAACGCCTGACATAGCGATCAGTCCTCAAACAGCCAGGGAGGCCGCCAGGCCGTCGATCCAGCCCCAGGCGTAGCCGGTGGCCAGACCTACCGCGAACAGCGAGAGATAGCGGAGCATCGCGGCCTCCTACGGCTTACGCCTTGACGTCCGGAGACTTGTCTTGTTTGTCCTGGCCCTGCGGCTGCTGGGCCGGGCGCGGGGCTTGGGCCTGTGCTTGCGGGCGGGCCGGGGCTTGGGCGGTCGGCGCCATCGGCTTGCCGCCCACAGCCAACAGATCCACAAGGACTTGGGTATTGGTGATCCGACCGAAACGGTCTTGGGTCGGGCGGACCACGCTGGCGAACTTGCAGAGCACCGGCTGGCCTTCGAAGACGATGGCGTCCAGCAGGGTCGCCTCGATGTTGTATTCGCTGATCTCGAAGCCCTTGGCGTTGCCACGGGCACCTTCCGGGATCGGGGCGATGGACTGGACCGAGGCGTAGATTTCCCCGGTCTTGGTCGAGGTATAGGTGTCGGTCTTGGTGACCCACAGTTCGACGACGCCGCCTTGGGTTGCAAACATGTTCATCGGTGTTTCTCCTTCAATTCGCCTTTTTCGGCGTGAGTTGTCCCGCTGCTGCAAATTCGGCTGTTTCGCCTTCATTCAGCGGTGTTGGGTGAAAGTGATGTGTGGGCGATCCCTTCGGGCCGGGCTCTATTCGCTAGTGAACCAAGCCAACCACGGGTGTTCGTCTCAGCCCATTCGAGTAACGGTCCCTATCGCAACGTCGTCGCCGACGGCCAAGGGGAACGCTTCCCCTTGGAACCCGCAGAGCAACACCAAGGGCTCTGCCCTTGTCATCCCGCTCTTGCCGCCGAGGGCTCGGGAGCGCGGGGCGGAGAAGCTGCCCCACACTCCCCAGCGGAGGCTGTTTCAGGGGGGAGGCGTTCAAGGGTGCGCTCCGCCCGTGCTTCCGTTCGCCGGAACGGTGAAGCTGTTCCGACGAGCCGGGAGCGCGGCCCTTGACCGGATCGGCCACGGTGCGGGCGGCCTGGATCAGGCAGAGCAGGAGCAGCGCTTTCAGGGTCTTAGCGAGCATGAGTCAGCCCTCCAGTTGGAATGCTTCGCGCACGGGCACGAAGGGCGTGGTTTTCCCGCTGTCGTACACAACGTGCCAGTACTTCGGCGGACGCCGGGACGGGTCGTGTTTCGCGCAGAAGGAACGGGGACGGCAGAGCCAGCGGCCACCTTCCCGATAGGGCAGCCCAGGGGGCCGGCAGTCCGGACACGGCGACGGGCTGTGCAATGGGATGGCCTGCCTTGCGGACCAGCACACAGAGCAGGCGCAGTCCGGGGCGTGGGTTTGGCGCAGGTAGTAGGGACTGGCGGTCATGGTTCATGCCCTCACCCCACGGATGCGGTAAACCTGGCGGGCGCGTTCGCGGGTCAGGCCGAAGGAGCGGCGAGCTTCTTCTTCAGTCGGGAAGACAGCCACCAACTCTTCGACCCAGCGTTGGCATTCCACGCGGGAACCGCCCTGATGGACGCGATGCCAGCGACGTTGCCGGGTCGGGCCGTGGAAGGTGCAAATCTCTACGAGGTACTTAGTCACCGTCGTAATCCCCCTGGCAGAAGATCGACTTGCCCCGGTCGAGGTCACGGCGGATGCGATGCAGGTTCACCACGCGGCGACGGCCAATCTTGGCAGTCGGGATCGTCTTGGTTTCCACCCAGCCCCGCACCACGTCTTCCGTGATGTCTTCCAGGCCCAGCATCTGCGCGAATACCGCCTGCGAGCAGAACGGCGCGGTGCGGAAGTCCGTGACCTTTTCCACAGCCCCCGTGACGGTGAACCCCACTATTCCAGACTCTTCCAT